GTTCCCATGGCTAAAACATTTCCGCATTGCGATGCAACTTGTTGTCGGTCTAAAGTTTCAGCTCCCATAAGAATTCCACCTTTAGTTTTTTCATCCATTCTGAATGGTAAAACTAAAATTCTCCAGCCTGTAGGTTTTGGTAATTTTTCTGTTTCTTCTTTGTACTTTTCCGCTAAAGCATGTTTATGCTTTGGGTTTTCCTCTGTCGATGTTGACGATTGTTCCGTCATTTTGCTCCTTCTCATTAAGCAGGTTAGAGATTTCCTGTTTAGTTGCCTCTAGGGCGTTAATTTGTCCGATAATATACTTATATGTTTCCATATTGTCAACCCCACCGGATGTTATGTTGAGTGATAATGCATTTATCCTATTATCTAAAACTCTGCGTAACTTGTATATTACGTTTTCTAAATTCATTAAATTAAATCTTTATAATATTCCTCATAGCTTTTATTAGATGCATATTCATCACCTAATTTGCTTTTAATATGTGATCCAATATACTTTGCCTTTGGAGGCAATACAAAATCTGTTTTTGTTTCGCTTAATACTACTTCAGCCTTTTTTTTAATAGGCTTTCTTGAATTACCATTAAAGGGTTTGTATCTTGGGTTTACCATTATTTTTTTTTGTTAAAACGTTTCTTTTTTAAATTTTTTAAATATTCCATTTTTTTCTTTAAACCTAATGTAGGTGTAACACTTTTAATAACTTTAATTTTATCTTTTAAGACAGTCATTTTTTTCCTCCGCCTCTAAATATTTGTGTTCCCTTTATACCAAAAATACTCGCGCAGACAAGGATCCATAGATTTGTGAACCATGACGGAAGCGCTTGGAAATGATCAAAAAACATTTTAATCTTTTCCATAGCCGCCGGATCGTCCGACCAAACCCCATATGCCAGGACCAAAATCGGGAGCGTCAAAATTGCAAGGACCACCTCGTCCTTATAATCTGATTGACGGGCTTCTAAAAGTTTGCCCTGGTATTCGCTCTCCCCTCGGGCCATTTTTTGTGCCGCCATGTGCTGTGCGTCAGCCATAGCCATTTTTGTCTCTTGTTTTTTCTTATATATGTGTGTTCCTGCGTTTAACGCTAGTTTAATTGCACTGAACCACATATTAGAACCAAGTTACTTTATATGGTTTTTTCTGTTTTGCTGGGACAGAATTTTTATCACCTGTAGCAATATAGTTTTTTCCTCTGATACTAGTATTAGATCTAGGGTCTACTATCTTTTTTTGCTCAGGGATTTTAACTTCTGTAGCTTTTTTATAATTCCAAGCCATTATGTACTCCTTTTCTTATATTTATTATAACTCTTTTTTTAGTGTATGTCACTATTTAGAGCTCCCGTTTGTTTTAGGTTTCATTCTTGCAAGTGTCAATCTGTTTTCATTTGCCATTTCTTGCTTCTCAATTGAAGTATCAGCTCTTAATTCAGCTAATTCTTCATCTTGTTCAAGTTTATCATCCGTAATATCTCTATTTTGAACTAACTTAGCTTGATCAATTTCTTGTTTTTTCTGCATTTCTTGTTGCTTACGTTCATTTTCCATTGCTCTTAAATCAACTTCTCTAGATTTAAGTTTTAAAAGTGGATCATGATCGAACTGTGAAGTAATTTTCTTTTCTTCCTTCATAAAGTCTTCAGTCATTTCTGCAATCAACACTGCTTTTCTTGCTTCTATCTGTTGAGTGATTTGTTGCACCTGTTGTTGAGCCTGTGGATTAGTTGCTGCTTGCTGTGAAAGCATTTGTAACTGTTGCATTTGTTCTCTAAACTCTAATTGTACCTGTTCTTGAGCCATTAGACTAATATGCTCTAAAATATTTTTCTGTAATGCTGCCATAACCGCTGGATTATTTCTAACCATGTTCGTTGACATAAAATTTAAGTGCGCTGTAACGTGCGCTCTATGATCTTGACCTGGAAAAGCTTGAAAAGGTTTTCCACCTAATGAATCAATGTGTTCTAAAGATGGATCTTTAGGAGCATTAGGTGCTGGAGGTGGTAAAATTCTATCTATATCTTTTATTCCTAGCGCTTCGTACATTTTTCTAAATGCCATGTATAAATTATGCATCTGTGGATTAGACATTGCGAGTTGTAGTCCAGTTTGTGCCAATGTCAGTCTTTGCGACATTGAAAAAATGTTTGGATCAGCAATAGGTAAGATATCTATTCGTTCATCGAAATCAGCTACTTTAATATTTCTTTGTCCACCTACAACATCGTATGGATATTCGGGTGGCAGATACTGAGCAAAAACTTTTGCTAGTAATTTAAATTCTTGTCTTAGGGCTGAATATACTCTTTTATGGATTGCTGACATTACCCTTGAACCCCGTTCTAAAAGAGCTACGGTCGTACCCACGGCTGCGCCTTGGTTCCCGTCTCCGACCTGCATGTCAGCAATGGACGCGAATCTCTGTCCTGCTTGAACTACAATTGACAACAGCTGCAATAATGTAGCTGAAGGTTCTTTGTATGGTAAAAATACAAATGCATCTTTTAGATTACCACCTGGTGTATCCACATCTTTGAATTCTCCAGGTTGTATAGGTGAAGCGTCATCTTTGACTCTAACACCACGTTGTTTAAATCCTGCGGGTAAATTTGATAAAGTCCCTGCGTCTAATAATTGACGGAGAGCAGACGTTGCCGTTCTGCTCAAACCGCCAATCATATGAATGAGTCCAAAGCCATAAAATCCTAGTCCTGGCAGAAATTTGAAGTGGACAAAATATTGGATCTTATTTCTTAGTGGATCATTGGGCGCATAGTTTCGTCTAATTGACAAAACTTTTTGACTGCCTTCTTCGACTGTAACGACGTAAGGCAATTTTATTCCTGTTGGTTGACCGTCTTGACCAACATCTTCGAAACCTTCTAAATCCATATTTGTATGACACTCTAATAGTGTGTACATACTTTCTGTTCTTGTGGATGTAGTGGTTCCTTCTAATTCTCTTTTCTTATCTACTACTTTGTCTGCATCTACAGCAACCGGTTTAACGAGTTCAATATCAGAATAGAAACCAGCCACTTGCTGTTTTCTTAAATCATTTTCTGATATTTTTATAACATGGACCACCGATTCCGCATCGTCTAATGAGGTAGCCGTATACGGAACTACGAGGTCGTCTGCTGGAACGAACTTTGAAACCGCTCGTCCTAATAAATCATCATAATAAACTTTTTTAAAAGTAGAACCGCTAAGTGGTAGATGAAATAACATTTGATCAAACTCAGGTTCGTATTCCTTCATCTGATCCATGAGTTGATAATTCATAAAATCTTTAACTCTTTGTGATTGAGCTTCTTTGGCAGGATTAGACACTCCTAGAACTTGAGTTCTAACGGGTCCATCTGCTGGTAATAATTCTTTATAAGCAAGTGCTTGAAACTGTGTAACAGCTTCTGCTAAAACGGGGTGTGTGGCTCCACTTGCTCCTTGAAAAGGTTCTGATCTCTTATCGTATTTAAATCCTAAAAGATCCAATCCTTGAATATAAGATTGTTCCCAATCCTTTCGAGACATTTTATAATCTGTATAATTTGCCCGAAGTTGAAGACCAACTGGATTTAAAACTTCTTCTGGTAAAATATCGGCTAGATTATCAAAGTGCGTGTTGGACTGAGCCTGATTCACGGCACTCGGATCAAAATTAACTGTAGCACCACCTTCTTCGTCAGGTGTAACTTCTACAGGTTGTTGTGGTTGTTGCTCCGTAATATCGACATCGGTCGGTGCTTCCGCAGGCGGAATTTTAATCTCGTGTCTAATGTTCGGGAGCGATTTATCTATGTCTGCCATTTATACTCCTAGGATTTTTTACCATTAATCATTATTGAACGCAACCCTTGTCTTTCAGGTGGAATTGCATCTGGTTTACGTATTCCTACCATACCACCGCCCATAAAACCTCTATACGCAAAAGCTTCTTCATCAAATTCGCTAAGAGCTTTTCTTTTTAATTTTCTTTCCGCTTTTTCTTTTTCGAAGTCTAGTAGAGTTTTAGCATCTGCTGCTTCTTGTTGTGCAAATAAGTCATACTCAAATTCCCCTTCTTTTATAAAAGGTTTCATTTTTTCTTCCAATACAGTTGTTTGTTGTTTAATAGCTCCCGGTTTAAGACTCATTTTTCCAATTGATTTTGCCTCTTCTCTTTTTAACATATCCTGTAAACTTGTAAATCCACCAATAATTTCTTTAGGTCTTCCGTATAATGGATCTTTTTCTTTTAATTGTTCTTCCTGACTTTTACCCGCTAGACCATAAGTAAAGTTTGAAAGTATTTCTTGCTTATTAGCTCCACCTGCATAATCTGTAAGTGCAAAGAGTCCACCAAATGCTAGTTCACCAACAATTCCTGCTTTACCAAGTACTCTTGCCATATTGCCAAACGTTCTTGCACCTTTAGCTCCTTTACCCATTTCTTTTAATGCTCTAATATTTGCTTGATCTCCTGGAGATAAATTAGTTGGATTTTTTAATTTTTCTAAACCTCTTGTTATACATGTAGTGCTACCACCGATATCAAAACTAATTCTACCCCCTTCAGCTGCGCCTTTACCTGGGCAACCTAGAGATTGTAAATATTTAGTAAGTTCATTAAAATCTTTTTTCTTAAAACCTTCTAATGTACTTTGTACTAACTTTTCAGCCTGTCTAAAACCACCTATTGCACTTTTTGGGCCACCTCCATATGTCTTGCCATTAATGGTAATAGATGCCCCTGCATCTTTTAAAAATTGAATATTTTTAGGCGTAATATGTTTTGGATTTTGTCTCATCTTCATTTCAACCCCCATTATATTTTGATTGACTGCTCTATTTAGTATTTGAAAATCGCGGGTAGGGGTTGTTTTAGCTCCCCCTTTATGATGTAATACTAAAGCTCTTTTAGTTGGTTCCACACCTTTTTCATTCACCATGTAGTGTAATAAAGTATTCAAAGTTACTCGATTATCTTCTATTCCCCCTTTAATTAATAAATCAGTAATAACTTTGTTGGGAGGTAGTTTAGCTCTATTTGCTATATCAATAAATTTTTTTGTATTCTTAAAGTCAGGGTGGTTTGACATTGGAGTGCCATTAAACTTCTTTGTATATTTTTTAAGGCCAAAATAAGTCTTACCTTTGCCAAATTGATTATCTGTAAAACCTACTATTCTTTTCTTACCATTAACCATATCATAAATAGGTTTGTAACTTTCATGTCCATCGTCCCACGCCCGATACATTTGACTTAACAACCAGCCGTCAGGAGAAGCAAAATCAGCAGCAACTTTAAAATTTCTAGGCTCTTTAGTAAAGTATTTAATTCTTTCATAAAGTGGTTGATTTTCTCCTGTAGCCACTTTAGCTATTCCATATCTAGTCCCACCTCGAGTAATATCAAAATTCCATTCCTGTCCTGGAGGTAATTCAAAAGTAGATACTATTTCTCTCTGCATAGATACAGGCAATTTTTTTATATTCTGTTTAGGAAGAGTATGGCCCCTGCTTATAAAGTGTACTACCGCGGTAAACGCAGGATTTCTTTTTCCATTTTTTAAAAGAAATGGAACCCCGTGTTTTTGACCTGGTTTAAAATCAAACTCTACATCAGGGAAAGCATTTTTTATTTTTTCTTGATTTGTTGCGGAAGGGAGATCAAACATACTTTTCTTAGAAAACTTACCCTCTCTTCTAAACATTTTTGCTTTTATTCGAGCTCTCTGTGTCAAATTTAACGTCTTGTACTCTTTCCCCTTCCCAAAAAAATCTTCAGCATATTGATTAGCTATCGTTAATTTTTGACCAGAAAGATGTCGTGTCTCTACTGGAATCTTGGCCAATTTTTCTTCTGTCTTTTTTGCAAAAGCTTTTGCTTCTTCAAATTCATCTGCAGTGAAATATTTCAGAACTTCTATCTTTCCTCTTTGTCCTTTAACTAAAAAACCTTTTCCGTATCCGCCTGATCCTCTATTTCTATATAAATGGGGTATTCCTGTGTTTCCTTTTCCTAAATTCCAACTTGATTTTTTATCCGCATACCCAGGCCGTGATCCGTCAACCGTGTTTCGTACTAACTGACCAATCCGTCCACCGTCAGCCGCGAATTCTGGTTCTTTAGCAGGTGGAGAAAGGTTTTTTATTCTTTGATCAAATTCAGTAGTGTCTCCTCCATACTTTTTCAATTCATTATATTGTTTAAATAGATACTCTGCATCTTTTGGATTAAGAGGACCTCCTCTTTTTCTTATTTCTTCCATAGCGCCTAAACGAGCGTCAATAA